GTCCGCCTTCGCGCACCGCATACACCCGCGCATCAACAGAGAAGCGCGCCGAACCGGTCCGCATTCGCGGCAATGCGATCGCCATCGCATCATCCGGTCCGTCGACCACTACCCGACCCACAAGCTGATTCGAGCCATCGGTGGCCCGCTCCAGCTTCAGATCCGTCACCGCTCCCCAGATGCTGGCGGAGGTGCGCAGGTGGTCGTAATCCGTCGGCAGCGGACGAGCCGGCCAGCGGATCGCTTCCTGTGTGTGCAGGAGCTGGAAGCCATCACCAACATCGCGATCCGTGGAGATCACAATCTCGGCTGAGCGAGTGTCCTCATCCCAGCTGTTCGGCGCCAAAAGCGCCATTCGTTGGATCTGATGGTGTTCCATAGCCTCAGGCTACGGATTGACCGTCAGCAGCTGTTTGAAGATCGTTTGCTGTTGATTGGTTGCTTGCCTGACCCGCCAGATTCACCTGCGCAACATCCACATCAAGCACCAGACCGGCGGCTCTGGCGCGCTCCATGTCGGCACCGAGCTCGGCAATCAGCGTCTCCGGCACGTAGCCGAGCATCCGCTGGATCTCCGACAGGCTCATGAAGCCGGCACGGACCGCATTGACATAGGCCGGGATCTCGCGGGCCGGATCCACAAGCCACGTGATCGGCGGCGTCCACTCAAACCGTGATGCCACCCGTCCGGCGCCGGACATCGCAGCGATCTCCCGATACCACGCGGCGACGGGATTCAGCAGCTGCGGGATCATGATCCCCCACCGCCAGCGCGCCACCGCTCGCCGCATCTCCATCCAACCCATTCGGCCACTGGAGAAGTTCACGTTCCCCAGGTCACCGGTCAACGCCTCGTAGGTGATCTCATAGGCCTGCGCGATCGACAACAGGTGAAACTTCTGATTCGCCACGTAATCGCCTGACGTCGGCGGCTGCGCGAATGTCACCGCCTTGCCCGGTGGCAGCTGCTCGATGACGCCAGGCTCCAGCGTGTCCAGCAGCTCGGTGCCGGTCGCCATCGCATCCGCGTCTGCATCGGTCACGAATGCCATGAAGCACGCCGCCAGCTTGTCCTTCAGCAGCTGCGCCGCATCGCGATCGCTGACGTCACGGAGCTTCAACAGGGCCGACACACCAAACGGCACGCCGGTCGCCTGGCCAGGCCGGCGCACGTCATAGACGTGGCAGATCTCCTCCTTCGGCACAAAGTCCGACTGCTGGATCGACTGCGCTGTCCAGTCCGATTCGCCCGGGTGGGCACGCCTCAGCCAGTAACCCTCGAGCTTGCCGCGCTCGTCGTACTGCTTGCCGAATCGGATCCTGGCGCCATCGTCCTTGCTGAAGTCCAGGAAGTCCGGCTCGAGGACCTGCAGCTGCAAAGGCACCAGGCCGCGCAGCATCATCGATTCATCAGCCCGGCGCCGCACCAGGCAGCTGCCACGCACCGCCACCGTTCGGGCGATCAACGCCTGCAGGCCATAGAAGTTGTGCTGACCGGCCCAGTCGCATTCAGTCGACTCCGCCCACTCACGAAAGCCATCGCCAAATCGCCGCGAGGCACTCACCGGTGCACCCACGATCCCATCACCTACCCAGTTGTTGACAACCACCGCGATTGCCTTCGCTGCCCACGGATCCGAATCGACCAGGTCCTGATGCCTGGCGACGATCCGCTGCACCGCCAGCCGCAGATCTGCATTCGGCCCGCGGCTGTTGGTATACCAGTTATCGGTCCTGCGCGATTGCTTGGCCGCTTCAAACGCACGCAGGTGTTCAATCGCCACCTGCTTGCGCAGCGTCTGCACCTGCAGCTCCAGCTGTTCCGTCCGCTTCCCCATCACGCTCTCCGGTGCGACAGGTAGATCCGTCGGGTGATCGTCGGCTCCGCTTCCACCTCAGCCGACATGATCGCCTCCAGCCTGCGCATCTCAGCCAGGCTGCGATATTCAACCACTCGGCCGTTCGCCGCAACTTTCGTCACGCCCTCGGCGATCGCCGCGCGCAAATCGTCGAGCTGAACCTGCGTGAATCGTGCCATGGTTCAGCCTAACCAGCTCCCACGCCGCCGCTTGACCGGGGCCTGCGGTGGATCAGCGACGCCGGTCGCCACCTTCACCGCCAGCTCCAGCTGGTCCCACAGCGTATGGCGTGCATACCGGCGGCGCACCAGCTCCATCATCGCCAGGCAGTAGACCGCCAGATCCAGCGGCTCGTTGCGCGCACCGCTCGGCTTCTGCCACTCGAGCACCTGGAAACCCTTAATGAACCGCGGCACCAACCGCTCACACGTCAGGCCCTGCAGGTACTCATCCGTTGCGTTCTGCCCGAAGTGGACGCAGCCCGGCCCCGGTTGCGTCACCTTCAGCCTGGCGTAGATCGTGCGCTTCAACGTGTCGGTGCCGACCATGAACAGCTGCACGCCACCCTTCACGGTGACGCCGCGGTGGTTCACATCCACTTTGCTGCCCTTCCCGAGCGCCGGCGCCGCCCTGGTGCTGCTGCCCTTCAGGGCCACGACGCCTTCCCGTGATCGCGCACGGCAAAAGCTGTAGGCCTCCTGCGTGAAGTGGCCGCCGGTGTCCACACCGCAATGCCGCACCGTCATGGTGCCGCCACCCTCTCGAGGCCATTCCGTCCTGCGGATCACGTCGACCTGATCCCAGCAATCCTGCTGCGACGGGTCACCTTCGATCTTCTGGTGCCAGATCAGCCACATCTCATCGCCGCGGCCGATCCCCCACACGCTCACCTCCAGCCAGGTGTCCTGCACGTCGACCGCCATCAGCAGCACCAGCACACCAGCCGGGCAGGTGCCGCTTTCGTACGGATCCGCTGCCGCACGTTCCATCAGCCCATCGGAGCTGACCCGGGCGACCGCTTCATCCTCCCAGGCTTCCGCCGCATGCTTGTTGACCCAGCCCTTCAGCAGCAGCGCGTCACCCTTGGCCCGCAGAAACTCATCGCGGATCTGCTCCCATGGCGTCCAGCCGGCCGGCGCATACCAGCTGGGCAGGTGGAAGCCAGCCGTCTGCCCATCACCAGCAGCGTTCGCCTGCCACTGCGCGCCGGCCAGCATCGTCGTCTTGTGGTGCTGCGCCACACGCTCACCGCACGCCGGGCACTGACACCAGACATCACCATCAGGCCGATCCCAGACCATGTGCTCACGCCAGCGCAGCACCTCCCGTGATCCGCAGCACGGCATGAACGCCGCGAACCGGCGTTGGTCTGACCGCTTCTCGAACTCCTCGGTGATCCGGCACGCGCCCCTGGTGCCAGGTGTCGAAGTGATCAGCACCTTCCCCATCGGGAACGTCCTGGTCCGGGCCTCAGCGTTCTCCAGCGGGTCGCCCTTGTCGTCCGCCTCGATCGGGTAGCTGCTCACCTCATCGGCGAACAGGTAGCAGGCCGGCATCGACTGCAGGCCGCTGGCACTGTTTGCACCGGTCAGCACGTACATCCCGCCGCGATACTCCTTCAGGAACATCGTGTTGCCGCTGTCTCGGCTGCGAACCGGCGCGATCCGTTCCGCCAGTGATGGCGTCTCGCGCAGCAGCGGCTCCAGCCGCTGGCGGTTCAGGCGCTTGGCCATGTCCAGCGTCGGCTGCACCAGCAGCACCGGCCCGGGCCACAGCTCGATCACCGCTCCCAAGGCGTTCAAGATGACCTCGGTCTTGCCCATCTGTGAGCCGAACACCAGCACCACCCGCCGCCATGGGCTGCTGGGGCTGAGGCAATCCATCGGCTCGCGCAGGTACGGCGTCCGCGCCGTGCGCCATGGTCCCTTTTCCGCGCTGCCCTTGCCGCTCAGGATCCGATTGTTGTCCGCCCATTCGCTGACCGTCAGATCAGCCGGTGGCATCAGCCCTTCAGCAAACGCCTGCCGATACACCATCGCGGCATCAGCCATTCGCCAGGCCTCGCAGCGCAATCCGGTGTTCTTCAGTGATCAGCCGGTGGCATTCCCGTGCGTCAGTCGTCGCCGCCAGGATCGGCGCCAGCCGGTCCGCCAGGCCCAGCAGCGCATCACGCACCGCTCTCGCTCGAGCGAAGGCCTCATTCTTCACCTCAGCAGCTGGCACCACCTCGCCGCGTTCCTTCAGCGCCTTCAGCCGCTGGCACTCGGCGTTGTAATGCTCCTTCCGGCGGATGATCTCGTTGACGTCATCAGGGATCTGGTCCTCCGGCAGGCCCATGATGAAGGCCTTCAGGTCCTCTCGATCCGGCACCTTTGCGATCGGCTTGGCCTTGGCCGTTACTGCCCGCCTGGTGGGATGCTCCGATGGTGCCGTCAGCTGTCGTCGTCGCCGGCTGTTCTTCGCCCACAGCTCATCGGCTTTCTCGGCATCGATGAACACCTGCCCATCGCGGATCACCTCCGCTGCCTTGATGCGTTGCTTGCGCGCTTCGTTCACTGCAGCATCGCTGCAGCCTCGTCGCCTGGCGTAATCGGCCTGCGTCAGCAGGGTCATGGGCTTAAGTTAAGGGGCTGTGCTTA